GGGACGGGCGGAAGGATAACCTCCAAGCACGCGCATTTTATTATTGAGGATGACCCGCTTTCGCCAAAACAGGCCGTTTCCGATACAATGCTAAGGACAGCCAACGATTTCAGCATTCGCACCCTGAGCACCCGGAAGGTCGATAAAAAGGTATCTACCCGCATTTTGGTAATGCAGCGATTGCATGAGGACGACCCATCGGGCAGGAAATTGCAGCAGGATAATATAAGGCACATCTGCCTGCCGGCCGAAATATCCGAATTGGATAACGTACGGCCAAAGGAACTGGAGGAAAACTACATTGACGGGCTTTTAGACCCTGAGCGCATGGACAGGGAAGTCCTGGATAATTTCCGAAAAGAATTAGGATCAGCCGAATATGCCGGGCAGTTTTTGCAGTCGCCCAGGGCAGCGGAGGGGAATATCTTTAAGCGGGAATGGTGGCGGTTCTACGATGTCTTGCCGGATATAAAAATCCAGCGTATTGTGCAGTCCTACGATACGGCATTTAAAAAAGGCGATCATAACGATTACTGCGCAGTTACCACCTGGTATGAATTCCCCAACGGGTTCTACCTGGTCGATTTATGGCATAAAAAAGCGAATTACCCCGAATTGAAGGCGCAGGCGCACATATTGGGCCAGGAATGGCGGCCTCATATAGTGTTGATACCTGACACGGACGCGGGACAGGCGCTTATCCCCGAACTGGCCCGGGAAAGCAAACTGCCTGTCTATGCGGTGCCTGTGACGAAAGATAAAATAAGCAATGCCATGACCTCCAGCCCGACAATTGAGGCGGGAAAAATATTTTTACCCAGCACGGCAGCCTGGATTAATATATTTTTAGAGCAAATGAGCGGTTTTCCAAATGTCAAACACGACGATATTGTCGATAGCGTCACCCAGTTTATAAATTGGGTAAGGGAACATCCATTTGAGACGCCTGTCGCTGTCGGAAGGCCGAGAAGCAGAAGTTTAACAGAAGGATTCTAAAAATGGCCACGAAAAGACAAACCCCGATTGAAAAAGCCCACGCTGGCATGAAACGGCGCCCGCATGGTGAAATAGCAACCAGGCAAAACTCGATTGACTGGGCGGGAGTAGTAGGATACCTCCCTAACCCCGACCCGGTGCTGTTTAAGCTCGGCCGGGACATGACAGCCTATGAGGATATAATAGCCGACCCGACATTAAACGCCACCATCTCGCAGCGGAAAAGTGGCGTAAAATCGAAATTATGGGAGATTGACAGGGGAAAATCCAAGTCCAGGCAGGCAAAAGTGATTCAGGAATGTTTCGATAGCCTGGACATAGCCAAAATCGAAGAGGATATACTCGATTATTTCCTTACCGGGTATTCTCCGATTGAGGTCGTATGGGACAAGCCTGGGAAAAATGGCCTTATAATGCCAAAAAAGGTGGAAGGGAAGCCGCCCGAATGGTTCACGTTCAGCCCGGATAATGAACTGCGGTTTCGCTCAAGGACGAATTTCCTGTACGGCGACCCAATCCCGCCTTACTCGATTCTTTTGCCCAGGTATAACCCGACATATAAAAACCCGTATGGTCAAAGCCTGTTGTCCGTGTGCTTTTGGCCGATCACGTTCAAGACGGGTTCCCTCAAGTTCTGGATGAAATTTGTCGAGAAATACGCTTCCCCGTTTGCCATCGGGAAACTGCCCAGGTCGGCGGGAGAGGCTGAATATACCAAACTGGCGGACATACTCGACAAACTGGTGCAGGACGCCTGCGCTGCCATTCCGGATGATGCCAGCATTGATTTTCTTACGGACTCGCAGAAATCGGCCAGCGCGGACATTTACAAGGGAATGTGCGATTTCGCAAACGCTGAGATAGCCAAAGCCATCCTGGGACAAACCCTTACCACCGAACAGGGGGACAGGGGGACGCAGGCCCTGGGGACTGTCCACCAGGGCGTGGCTCAGCATATAGTCGAGGAAGACACCCGGACGGTAGAAAACACGTTCAACCAGTTGATCCAATGGATCATGCAGATTAACTTCGGAAATGCTGAGGCGCCTAAATTCTGCTTGTACCAGGAGCAGGACGTGGATAAGACACGGGCGGAAAGGGACAAACTGCTCGCGGACACGAAAATGGTGCAGTTTTCGCAGCAGTATATAGATTCCGCATACGGATTCCAGAAAGGCGATGTGACCGTGACGGAACCGAAAGAGGAACCGGTCCCCATGCCGTTTTCGGAGTTCGCTGAGGGAACGCCCCAGGGACAGGCTGCCGTGGATAACCTAATTGAGTCATTTACCCCCGAGCAGTTAGAAAAGCAGGCGGATTTTGTGAAGCCTATCGTGAAACTGTTCAGGGAGTCAAACGATTTTGACGAGGCCATGAAAGGGCTGATAAAGATTTTTCCGGACGTGCACCCGACCAAATTGCAGCGGCAACTACGAAACGCCATTTTTGTAACCGAGGCGTTCGGGCGATTGGAGGGAGAAACTGCCTAAAATAAATAAAAATATCCTGGCTTTGGCTTTTAAATTGAAGCCCGAGGAAGCGGTCAAATACCTGGAACGAAAGGGATTTAAAATCACATGGTCGTGGCGGGATAGCCTGGATTACGCTAATAACCGATCCTTTGTGGTGGCCAAGTCCATGAATATGGATGTCTTGCAAACGATACGGGAGGACGTGGAAAAAGCGCTCTCAGAGGGCATAACCTTTGAGGAATATCGAAAGAATCTTACTCCCCGCCTGGAAGCCCTGGGCTGGTGGGGTAAAAAGGTGATTGACGGCGAGACGGTACAGTTAGGCAGCCCGTGGAGGCTTAAAACCATCTACCGCACTAATCTCCAATCGTCCTACATGGCCGGGCGCTGGAAAATGCAGGAGGAAAATAAAGAGGAAAGGCCCATCCTGGAATACGTCGCCATTGACGACGATGTGACGACTCCCGTCTGCCAGGCGCTTAACGGTGTACGCCGGCCGGTCGATGACCCGTTTTGGAATACCAACTATCCGCCACAACACTTTAATTGTCGTTCAAGGGTTCGGGCATTGACTAAAGAGGAGGCGGAAGACCGGGGAGGCGTTACAAGGAAAATACCGGATATGGAAGACCCGAAAACAGGGAAAATGGTGAAGGCCAGGCCCTCCGAGGGATTTAATAATAACCCCGGGAAAACTCCCTTTGAGCCCGAAAAAAAAGACTATGACGCGGATATTTGGCGGGAAGGGGAAAAGTTAAAGCCCTAATGGAAATTACCTACACGATAAAAAGCGATAGGATTGACGACCTTTTCAGGAAACTGATAAGGCGTTCCGTCAATCTACGGCCTGCCCTGGTGTCAATCGGGGAGAAACTGGCTGCGTCAATAGAGCAGAATTTCGAGGACGAGGGAAGGCCGGAAAAATGGAAACCGCTTTCAGAACCCACCTTAAGGGCCCGGCGGGAAAAGGGATATACCGGGCCTATATTGCAGGCGAGCGGGCAACTGGCTGCCTCCATCGCTAATAATATAGACGTGGAAGCGGACGCCGTCTATGTTGGAACTAATAAGGAATACGGAAAATACATGCATTTCGGGACAAAGCAAATTATTAAGCCCCGCCAAAGGATGTGGCTATGGAAAAATCTGGGGATATGGAAAGAGATCGGGGACGAACTGAAGACACCCGCGCGGCCGTTTATGCTCGTCCAGAATGAGGATATCGTTTTCGCTGAAAAGCGGATGCTCGACCATTTGACGGCTAACCTATGAAGGCGTTACTATCAAATTTCGAGATAGACGATTTCCCGAATAAATCCATGCGCATGGTGGCTAAAAAACTGGGCGTGCATTTTGCAAAAGAACTAATGACGAAATGCGGGGGAAGCATTATTTACGTCCCGTCCCGCTTTACCACCCGGTTCTGCCGCAGGTACATTGAACGGCATTTTGACGGGCATAACCACGATAAAATGGCGGAAGATTTGGATATAACCCCGCGGTCTGTTTACCGCCACCTGGATTCGAAGATTTAATTTATCGCCAGCAGTTTTAACCGCATGGCATGGCGTTCCGGCCACGGCAGGCGGTTCCATTTGCGCTTCAACTCCCGCCTTATGCGGTTCCCGCTCGCACCCACCAGTTTACTGTTTATCCTGGTCGCCTCTTTATTTAATAATCCCGCAGTCCTGCCGTTCATCTGCCCCCCTCCTTTCGTCAATCTTTTTTATCAATTCTTCCATTTTCTTCACCGCGTCGTCGATGTCCGTAAATGGCGTTTTCATGTCCGGGTTATCTACAAAAGATTCCTGGGGCGTTTTGTTATGCCTTTCCATCATGTCCCGGACGATAAACTCGTAAACGGGCAGCAGGGAGGGCTCGATAAGGAATTTTATGATATTGCCCTTATGCTTTATCTCATAGTGGTAAAACCCGGTCGGTTCCACCTTCAGGAATTTCACTTGAAACGGGTTATTTGTTTTTTCCGCTTTCTCGATTATCCGCCTCAGTTCCTGGCTTACTGGCTGCCTGTCGTGTTTTATCCTCATGCCTTCCAATGCCTCCACCCGGTTTTCTACCGCCGTTATTCGATCTTCGATGTACATTATTTCGACCTCCTGTCGTGCTCGCAATGGAAATGCATTCCCGCCGACCCCCGGTTTTCGTGGTAGATAAGATCAAATTCCGGGCCCAGGGACTTCGCCAATATCCGCTTGTATTCGGTTATATCCACCCCCTCCGTCACAAAATCAAACGCCTGGGAATAAGGCTCCGTATGGTGGAAAGAAAGCCTGTCGTTCGGCCCCCTGTCCCGCTTTGCGCTTGTAAGCCGTATCTCAGAGGCGCCCATTTCATTCGCGAGCGTAAGGGCCGCCGTCCACGCCTTCCAGCAGGCATTAGTCATGCGGATGTCGTCCGCCGTTATTTTGATTTTCATTTTACTACCTCCATTTTTATTTTTATTGATTTGCACAACTTGAGGCATACTGCACCATTGCGGTATGCCTCCCCTTTAGTCGTCATCACCTATATTGATATATTTGCCACATATATACCCGGCAATAACCGCCGCAAATAAGCACAACTGAAATGCAATAAAACAGGAAAATAATATCACCGTTTCTTCACACATTGAACTGCTCCAGGGTATTCACCCTTAACTTTACCCGCCCGTCCTCCACCGACCAGGAATAGACCATATTCTCCCCGCACCGCTTGCAGTCCAGGCTGTCCGTGCCTATCATTTCCGTGTTATGCACCGTGTGATATGTTCGGCAGAGAGGACATTTTATATATAGGTTTATTTCC